GGCTCCAGATAATCACTCTCATCTGGTAGAGCATCTAATATTCTCTTCTTATTTACTGTCCAGTCCCTCACCTGATAGTGAATGATGGGGATGGAGAACATCGTTTCAACTGCCATAATTCTTTATAAACCATTCAGCATCTACTACGACCAGAGGTTTCTTATGATTCTTCTTCATGAATAAAATAGGCTCGTGGTCACCTGCGTTAGCACATGCCTGTGCATATGCCTCATAGACATTTAACTTCTCTTGATTCTTACATTCTACACTGAAAGGAAACTTTTGTCTAGCATCACGTGCCATGATGAGGTCTTCACCTCCAGCACCCATACTCCTGGACTCTATGTCCTCAGGATGGACTTCTCTATGCTCTATCAGTTGGTCTCTGACCCACTGTTGAAATCTTCTTCCCTTTCCTTTGGCAGACTGCGGTTTCATATCGAATTGATTACATCAGGTAGTAACCCATACTCTGCACGTTGAATTCTTTTGGTTAGTGTTTTAATGTCATCATCAGGAAGTATAGGCACCTCTTGCTGCTTGATTATTGCACCACCATCTAACTCTTCATTCACGAAATGAACTGTGCATCCAGTTACTTTGTCTTTACTATCTAGGGCTTGTTCAATAGCATGTAATCCCTTATACTTGGGTAGTAAAGATGGATGTAAGTTTATAATCTTCTCTGGAAATGCTTCTATAAATGCTGGTGATATCACTCTCATCCATCCTGCCAGGACAATAAGGTCAACCCTCCACGCTTTAAACAATTGAATTATCTGGTCTTCGTCTGCTGCCTTGATGTGGCAGTGGGGTATACCCAATCTGAATGCTCGTTTTGCTGCACCACACTCCCTCTTGTTGTGTATCATCAACACAACTTCGTGTTTATTACAGGTGCGGACTATGTTTTCAAAATTTGATCCGTTACCGCTGCACATGACGGCTATACGTTTCTTCATCATTAGGTAATCCGAGAGTTTTGTATTCAAGTTGCTGCCTCAAGAAGATTACTTCCTGCTTCAACTCCTCATTAACTGCTTCTATCTCTTCGATGTGATCTTGGTAGATTGTTAGCATGTTTTGTAGTTCTTGGTTCTTAAGTTCCAAATCCCAGTCCATAATGGACCTCGGTGAGAGTATTTAGTCAGGGACTTCCTCATCCCAGACACCGTAACCTCCATCGTATCGTTGAGGGTCTCTTCCCTTATTATAAGAGTCAACATCCTCCTTGATAGCATCCTCTAAGCTTTGGGCTAAGAGTTTCAGGTTGTGAGCAATCGCTTTCACTTTATTATAATTCATAACGGTCTCGCATTGCCACACCTGTTAGCAGATGGGTACTGTGCCTCAAATATTTTGTTGGCGAACACCTGATTCTCTGCTTCCACTATTGTCTTATGGTATTTTGTACCAGTTGTGGGCAGTCTAAAGGTTACTTCGTACTGTTTCATTTGCATAATAAAAAGGGGACTAATGAGTCCCCAGTATTTATCCCTTAGCGCAATGTTGAAGCTCCTTCTTGAAGGATGTTCCTCTATAGGTGAGGACATGCTCATCTTTAGAGCACTGCTTCTTTGCTTGGTTGGTGTCGTATGAGACACCACGGTAGGTGACTTTTGCCATGTGATTTTACCTTAGGTAGGGTGGATAAGACCCCGTTCCTTCAGTCGGCAGTTGCGTCCCAGTCACATCCTGGTTCGCTACTATCTTTAACCACTGCAATGATTTCAGGTTTAGCCCGTCCTGCATTGCGATCAGATACTGAGGATATTAAGTCCTTAGCCTCTGCACATGATAGAAGTGTAGCTATTAAGAATGACATAGGATGAACGATACTCCGTTCCGTGTCGGCTTACTTGCGTCTCCATTCTGGGGATGAACGTATAGGTATGTTAGCATACCATTACTATTTATCAGGGTTTTTTGTCTCCTTTGTTACATTTCTTAGTCTGACCATTCCTCTTGGTATTCCTTGGACCCTGCTCCAACCTTTTCGCTCCGATAGTCTTGTGGGGTTGTCTTTTCAACTCCCTCTTCAGGGAACGCAGGAAAGATAAGTGGTCCCTTATACCAGCTTTCGGGTCTTTCAGCGAGGAAATCAGTCTCTCTTCGGGAGTTTTCCATCTGCTCATTCTTTTTTCTAAACCATTTATTTCTAACCTTCTCCCAGAGGTTAGAGCTTAAATCCACTAAAGGTATCAGACTGGACATCTTGTTTAATTCCTCCAACAATATAAGATTCAATCTCAGTTTCCTGAGGTGCATTCTGTTGACCTTTGCTATTTAGCCAGTGTTCTGTCCACGGCAAAGGGTTAGTTCTTGCTGGAATATCATAGTAAGGTGCCATGCCAATTGATCGCATGCGACGATTAGCTATCCATTCAACATACTGAGACAGTAGTCTGTCATTCAGTCCTATCATACTACCTTGTGAGAATAGGTACTCAGCCCATTCTTTCTCTTGGTCTACTGCATCGATAAACATCTGCTGCACGTAGTCCTTTTCTTCTTCTATAATCTCTAAGAAGATAGGGTCATCACCTTCCTGCCACTTCCTTATTATTTTTTGAGTAAGCGTAAGATGCTGAGACTCGTCTCTTGCAATAAGGGATATGATTTTAGCAGATCCTTCCATGAGCTTAAGCTCACCAAAAGCAAAAGAGCAAGCGAAAGACACGTAAAAACGAATGCCTTCGAGGATGTTAACATTGCAGATAGCCCTATAGAGTTCTTTCTTTAAGTCTTTGCGACACCATTCCACTGACGGTGACCCTTTACTATCAGGTCTCCACATAGAACCGTTGTCCCACTCGTGTGCTAGATTTAAGAAGTCATTGTATGCTTTACATACAGACTTAGCACGAGCCATGATCTTATCATCATCCAATACTGCATCGAATACATCTGATGGATCAGGGTATACATTCTTAATAATATGTGTGTAGGATCTGGAGTGGATTTGTTCCATGAATTCCCACACTCCTATGCATCCTTCTAACTCTGGGAGTGAGCAGTAAGGTGCAAATGCCATGCCAGGTCCTCTGCCCTGCACGGAATCTAATAGTATCTGATACTTCAAGTTAGAAGTATAGATGTGTTTCTGTTGGTCGTTAAGGGTCTTGTAATCAGACCTATCCTTCTGGAGTGATACCTCTTCAGGTCTCCAGAAGTAACCTAATTGTTGTTGTGTTAACTTATCAAAGTCAGGATACTTATACTCATCGTATCGTTGCATCCCTAAGGGAGCACCAAAAAACATAGGTTGCTTTTTAGTATCTACTTTCTTTTCATTGAAGACAGTTATTCCCATTGAGTGCCTAACCAGATATCACGGACATGCTTTTCCTCTTGAGTTAACTCAGGAGGGTAGACCTCTTCAGGAAGAGGTACTGTTATTGGGTCACCCTTAAGGGCTGGTGTGCAGACTTCACGACAGTTTGCTTCCTGCTCAGTGTCATCACAGACTTCGAGACATTCAAAATACTTATCCTGTTTCTCTTCAGTCATTACTTCCCCCTTATTGCTGACCATATGATCTTCAGTAAGGACTTAGAAGCACTACCCTGAATCTCATTAAACATATCCATGTTGAGTTTAAAAGCGTAGTTTGCTTCTGCTATAATAGCATCCTTCTGACTCTCGTCAAGCTCTAGTCCGTCAAGTGTGGCACGATACTCATTTTTGAATGCCTTAGCATCATCGATGTAAGGAAACTCATAGAAATACATGCCTTGACCCGCAGTGTTGAGTGCCTTCTCTGCTATACCTCTCAGTATAACACCACCAGATAGGTCACCAATATAACGTGTATAATGATGAGCAATCAGGAGATAAGGATTCTCTTCGGCCACTTCATTAAGTCTGTGGCAATATTTGTTGCATGCTTCAGATGGCTTAGCATACTCTCTCCACATAGGACCATAGAAATATCTAAGGTCTCTCTCTAGTCCTGTGGTGCGGATGAGTTCCTTCTGCCACTGCTGTAGTGTCTTAGCAAGAGGGTCAGTTGTATCTTGAATCAACCCTTCCATTGTGTGATAGACATAGTAGAAGTTAGAAATTAACTTACGATACTCGTCTGGGTCAACACAACCCTTAAGGAATTGAGAAATAAACTTAGTATTCTCTGCTGCTGAATGGGACTTGGATGTCCCTTCCTTCAATTCTTTACTAAACATAACAACCTTCACACTCCGCTTCACTTACATCTGAATTTAATATATCATCTACCAGTGAGTTAGTATCAGGGACATCATCTTTCCAACCCATAGGATGAGCTGGTTCCTCGACATCCTTCTTAGCATCGTATGTATTCTGATAGTAAGAAGTCTTCCAACCATACTTGTAGGTTGTTAGTAAGTCCTGTGCCATTACAGATACAGGTACCTCTGAATTAGGATAGTTCTCTGGATTATAGGACCAGTTTCCACTGATACCTTGGTCAAAGAACTTCTGCATCACTGCTACAATCTTAATGTATCCGTCGTTGCTAGGCATATCCCATAGAAGTGTGTAGTTATTCTTCAAAGATATGAAGGAGGGAACAATCTGCTTAAGGGGTCCCTTCTTTGATTTTTTAACGGACAAGTAGTCTCTAGGTGGTTCGATTCCATTGGTTGCGTTTGACACAACGGAGCTACTCTCCGAAGGCATTTGTGCGGACAGTGTTGAGTGCCTAAGACCGTAGGTGGCGATATCATTCCGTAAACTACTCCAATCATTTTCTAACTCATTAGGTACAATGTCATCGACATCCTTCTTATATGTATCTATCGGTAGAATACCGTCAGCATACTTAGTCCTATCATAACCTGCACATGGTCCCTTCTCTTGTGCAATCTTATTAGATGCCTTCAAGAGATTGTATTGGAATGTTTCTGTCAACTGATGGACTAACTTCCATGCTTTAGGATCGTTATAGTTTACCTCATTCCTTGCAAGATAATGTGCTAGACCAATGAACCCTACACCTAGTGACCTACGTGCAATGGTAGACCTCTCTGCTGCGTCAACTGGATACTCCATGTAATCAATCAACTCTTCGAGTCCTCTGACTGTTAAGTCACACAACTCTTCCATCTCTTCTAGTTTGTATAGTTTACCTACGTTAATAGCAGACAGTATACACAGTGCTATCTCTCCACCAGCATCATCAATGTGATTGATAGGGTCAGTGGGTAAAGTAATCTCTTGACATAGGTTACTCATGTTAACCTTGTCTTTGAATGAGGAGTGCTCATTGCAGTGGTCAATATTCATCAAGTATATACGACCAGTCTCTGCTCTCTCCTTTAATAAGTCAAGGAATAACTCCTGGGCACCTATGGTTGTCTTAGGAATCGATTCATCCTTCTCATACTTCACGTATAGGTCATCAAAAGATGCTGTACCAAAACTATCATACAACCCTGGCACATCATGAGGAGAAAAAAGAGTGATCTCTTTGTTAGTAATAAACCTTTCATAAAATAACTTGCTCAGTTGGATGCTGTAGTCAAGTTTTCTGACTCTGTTGTCTTCTGTTCCTTTGTTGTTTTTGAGGACCAAGATGTCTGAGATTTCTTGGTGCCAGATAGGAAAGTGTACAGTTGCTGATCCACCTCTGATGCCATTCTGAGTGCAGCACCTAACGGTAGACTCAAACTTCTTGAGAAAGGGGACGACTCCTGTGTGTTGTACTTCTCCACCACGGATTTTAGAGTTGATGCCCCTGATTCTACCTGCGTTGATACCGATGCCAGCCCTTTGTGCAACATAGTAGCCAATAGCCATGTCACTGCTAAAAATGCTATCGATGGTGTCATCAACATCAACAAGAACACAGCTTGCAAACTGTCGGAGAGGAGTGCGTACCCCTGCCATGACTGGCGTTGGGATGTTGATTTTGTGTCTACTGATTGCGTCATAGTATCTTCTTACATAGTCGAGGCGAGTTTCAACAGGATACTCGGAAAAGAGAGTCAACGCAATCATTATATACATTTGTTGCGGTGTCTCGTATACCCTTCCAGTGCTCCTGTCCTGTACCAAATATTTATCTGCTACCTGTCTTAGTCCTGCATAGGTGAAGAGGTCATCTCTTGCATTGTCTATGAAGGAATCAATCTCCTGCCAATCCTCTGGTGTATACTTGGTAGCAATCTTAGGATCATATACACCCTGCTTAATACACTTCTCAATGTGAGTAGTGATGTGTGGACGACGGTCAGGGTGCTCACCATATACTTCCTTCCTCAGTCCATAGAGAAGCAGTCTTGCTGCTACGAATTGATAGTTAGGATTGTCCAATGAGATTAGATCATTAGCAGACCTAATTAATATCTCTTGAATGTCTGTAGTTGTAATCCCATCATAGAATTGCAGGTTAGCATTCATTTCTATCTGAGATTCAGATACACCTGCTAGTCCTTCACAGGCATACTCAACCATCCTATGAATCTTCTCAAGCCTTAGAGACTCATTGCCTCTACCATTTCTCTTTTTAACTAAGAGGTCGGTCATACTCGTTTCCATTCGTTAAGTTTGATTTTTGCTTGTATACCTTGATAGGTATTGTTGTTTATAATTTCTTGCGGCTTCAGCCCTGCTAATATCATATCATTAATATCTTTTTCTGTCACCCTCTGTGGCCATATGACTACCTTGTCTCCTCTGTCAATTGACTTGGAGATTCGCTCGACGATTTGTCTGTTACGAGGTTCGTTATCATAAACCCAAATATAATCGCTCCAACTATACGTCCGAGGGTCAAGGTCACTACCAGCCATCGCAATGGAATTGTGAAGGAAGAGTGAGTCAAACGGTCCTTCCACGATGTGAATAGGTTCATTTTCATTTAATGTATCAAGTCCAAACAGTTTCAGTCTATCCTCAAAGAGAATAGTAATGTATCTCATCGTTGATTTAGGTAGGAGACTCCTACCTTGGACCCCAAACCACTTACCATCCTTACCTATAAGGGGGATAATAATACGTGGTCTATCATTCTGGAGACTTTCAAAGGTGCCTGGTTTCTTGGTATTGATCCACCCCTTAAACTTATCTGTGTAGTATAGTTTGTCGAGTGGAATCTGTCTTCCTTCGAGATATAATCTCGCTGGATGTTTCTTATTTAGCTCAGCAATACACCTAAGATCTGTGACCTTAGTACTAAAGTTAGGCTTGGCAGATTTATACTTTGGATTGGGTGTATGATGTCCCTTACCAGTCATACCATTCCTATATTTCTCCATGACAAACTGGTCATAGAGGTCAGTAGCATTGTCCTTTAAAAAATTCCCAAGACTTCTTCCTACACCACAGTTATGACACTTGTAAATGTATTCTGATTTCTTGAGAAAAAAATAACCCCGTGCCTTATTCTTATGGCGTTGCGAATCACCACAGTAAGGACAACGGAAGTTGTATAGTCCAGTTTTTACGTGCTTGAATTTGTCAAGTCTCGTGTTGAGGAATCGTATGTACTTGTCCTCAACGTAGTCCATGCAATCTCAGTAGGGTATGCTTGAAGTGTAGCAGGTGCTGAGGGACCTGTCAAGTTCTTTAGGACCGCTTGTCCGACTGGACTAACGAGGAAAGATATAACACTAAGAGCACCAAATATAGTCCACATCTTCTTTTCCATGACCTGTAGACGGTCATCCACCTTACGGATGTCTCTTTCACAACCCTTCTTTATCTCCTCTGAGCGACGGTTGACTTCTCTATGCACTGACTCAATCTTCTCAAAGAGTACAGCATCTATTCTATCCTGCTTGTCAAGTTTCTCATTGTGAACAGCAAGTAACTCCCCCATTTTGGAGGAGTTTTCCGAGAGTTTATCTACTACTCTCTCAAGTCTTT